ACCTCGGCCCTCGATACCTCGGCACAGGTCCGCTGGCGCGACACCGAGGCCCGCTCGCTGGCCCAGACCGTCGACGCCCTCGGCAAGATCGCCCAGATGCTCCAGGTACCCGTAGAGGCCCTCTGGGAGAAGATCCCAGGCATCACCGAGCAGGACGTCACCTATTGGAAGTCGATCCGCGACACGACCGACCCACTCGGCGAGCTCGTGGCCGAGGTCCAGCGTCAGACCGGCTCCGGAAGCGGCTCCGAGGCCCTCCAGGGCACCCGCGAGGAGGCGGCGGCCCTGAAGGCCAAGGCCGACGCTATGGGCGTTCTGATCCGATCCGGCGTCTCCGCCGAGAGCGCCGCTGAACAGGTCGGCCTATCCGGCGTCCAGTTCACCGGAGCGGTCCCCGTATCGCTCCGTCTGCCCGAGTCAGAAGCCGCACCCCTGGAAGAGTAAGAGAGGAGGCCCACTATGGCCGTTGACCTCGTGGGCCTCTCTCGCTCGCACATGACCAAGCAAGTCCAGGACGCCGCCCAGATCCAGGCGGGACTCGCCGCCGCGTTCGATAAGCACTTGGACCCGGCGGCCCTGGACGCGACCTTCCCGACGTTCTACCGCTCCGCCCTGGCCCTGGTCACGGCGGGCCGGTCCCGCGCCGTCAAGACGGCCACGGACTACTACGGCGCCGCTAAGGAGGGCGCGGGCTTCGACACCGCTATACCCGCCCTGCCCGCGCCGGAGCTTGACCTCGCTATGTCTGTCCAGGCCCTCCTAATCAACGGGCCGATCTCCGTCAAGAAGCAACTCTCCTCCGGCGTCGGCCTGATCGCCGCAATGGACAAGGCCAAGGCCCAGACGCTCCGCGTCGGCAAGCGCCTCGTCCTGGAGGCCCCGCGCAAGCACCTAATCAACCTCTCCCACAAGGACAAGGACGCCCTCGGCTGGAGCCGCGTCTCCGACGGCCAGCCCTGCCACTTCTGCGCCATGCTCGTCTCGCGAGGCCCGGTCTACTCCGAGAAGACCGTCCGCTTCGAGGCGCACAACGGCTGCGGTTGCTCCGTCCGCCCGTTCTTCAAGGGCGAGGCCGACGGCGGCTGGAGCCCGGACGCACTGGCCCTCCGCAACCTCTGGGACGGCGTCGACGAGCACGGCAACCCGCTCCCCGGCCGCCCCGAGGGCGGCACGCTGACCGTCAACGAATGGCGCGAGCTCTACGGCCAAGCCGTCAACGACCCCGGCTCCCCCGTCTTCAAGACGTTCACGGACAAGGTCGCCCGGCACATTTCCTCTCCGGCGATCGTCGCGGCCCGCAAGTCCGCCGTAACGGCCTACCAAGCCGCCCAGGAGGCCCAGAGGGCCGCCGAACGGGCCGCTAGGACCGCCCAGACGGCCGAGGCCCAGAAGATCGCCCAGGAGGAGGCCAAGAAGGCCGCCGCTGAAGCCGCCAAGATCAAGAAGTGGAAGGGCAAGCCCGCGCCGGTAAAGCCCGTCGAGCCCAAGCCGGCCTCGACCCTCGGCCCCGCCGCCTTCGATCAGTTCCTCGAAGACGCTAAGAAGCGCTTCAAGGACTTCGCCGATAAATCAGGCAACCCGAAGAACGACCTCACGCTCTCGCTGAACTGGAACTACTTCCAGAAGGTAGTCAACGACCACGACCGGGCCGCTCTCTCCTACCTGAAGAGCAACCACTACATCGACGACAAGCTCGAAGCCGACGCTCTCGCCGCCATGAAGAAGGCAGACGCCCCGATCCCTGGCGCCGCCGAGGCGTACAAGAAGGCCCTCCGCTCCTACAAGGGGAGCCTCACGCGCTACAAGCGCTACGTCGAGGAGTGGCGCGAGGTCAACGGCATCACCTCCACCGCCTCCGGCATGGACGGGGCGCTGACCTTCGCGAGCAACCACGAGGCCGTCGAGTGGGCTAACAAGGGCTTCCCGCCCCCGCCTGACGGCGCCGGAAAGAACGCCCTAATCAAGTACACTGGCGGCTCCTACCGGCCCTGGAATGAAGCCCTCCGCAAGCACGCGGACGGCGACACGCTCCCGCCCGGCTCGTGGAAGGCGCCCACGAAGGACGCCGACGGCGCGTTCCAAGACGCCCCCGAGGACTTCATCGTGACCCGAGGCACCGGCTGGGACGAGTTCGCCCACAGCGGCGGCCAGCGATCCTACTCGATCCCGCCGCCCCCGCCCGAGGATCTGATCGGCTCCGTCCAGACCCAGCACGGCTACACCTCCACGGCTATGTCCGGCATGAGCGATAACTCCTCCTTCGGCGGCTCCGTCCAGATGAAGATCCGCGTCCCTCAGGGCTACCCGGTCGCCTGGGTAGACCCCTTCTCCCAGTACCGGGGCGAACGTGAAATGCTCCTCGCCCGGTCGACGAGCCTCTACATTCACAACGTCTACAAGTCCTCCGGCGGCGGCTATAGCCAACACTGGATCGTCGAGGCGGAAGTGATCCCCAAGGGCATCGACCCGGCCTCCTTCGCGGCGTCCGCTACCCCCATGCCCGCCTCGTCGCCCTTCCAGTGACGAAAGGCGCCTCGCGTGTTAGGCTTGACGCGATAGACGAAAGGAGATAAGAGACAATGCTTCACGACAGAGCCCCCGAGCCGTTCGAGCTCACCTACTCCCCCGAGCGCTACCCCGCGCCGGACTGGGAGGCGATCGGCAAAGTAGCGCGTATATGGGTGCCTGACGACGAGACGGTTGGCTGGCTGGTCTTTCAAGACCCCGACCGGCTGGCCTTCCTCTCCGACGTCGGCCCCGAGAAACTCGGCTATGTGATCCGCGAGCTCGTCCGCGATCGCATGACCCAGGGCGCCAAGGCGCATACTCCGGCCCTGGACGTCTGGAATGAGATCCTCACCCGGACGCTCCACACGACCCCCACAGAAGACTTCCTCCCCGCGATCCTCGCGGACGTGAGGAGAGACTGGAACGGCTAAGTAGCCGCTCCGTCAAAACCCGCTATGGCCCCAGCCACGGCGGGTTTTTTCATGCCCAAAAACCACCGCGCCCCGGCAGGACCGACGGCGCCAACCGTCCCAAGGAGGACGTTTACACATGGCTGAAACCGAAAACCAGAATCCCGCCCCGGCAGACAAGCCGGAAGGCGAAAAGGCCCCTTGGGGCGACGACTTCGACGCCGAGAGGGCGTGGAAGCTGGTTCAGAATCTCCGCACCGAACGCGACGGCCTGAAGACCGAACGCGACGCCCTGAAGGGCGAGCGTGACGCTCTCGTGACCGAGCGCGACGGCCTGAAGACCGAGCTCCAGACGAAGACCGAGGAAGTCGAGAGGACGACCAAGGAAACCGCCCGCGAGCTTGCCCTTCAGAAGGTATTCCGCACGCACCCCGAGCTCGAAGAGTTCGCCGATCTACTGACCGGCGACACCGAAGAGGAGCTCACCGCCAAGGCCGAACGGCTCGCCGCGATCGGCAAGCCGAAAGAACCGGCCGACGGCGACAAGGGCGGCGAGCAGAAGCCCGAAACGCCGGAGCTTCCCGGTAAGCCACAGCCGAACCTCACGCCGGGCCACGGCGGCGAGGACTCCACCCCATTTGACCCTACGGCGATCGCTCTCGCGGCCCGTAAGTAACGATCCTCTGAAAGGAACACCCCCTAATGGCTAACACCTTCTACACCGCCGAACAGGTCGCCAAGGTTGCCGTCGCAATGGCAACCCAGGACTCCTACCTCGGCGCCCTGGTCAACCGCAACTTCGAGAACGACCTTCTCGGCGGCGGCGGCAAGGGCCGGACGGTCAACGTCCGCATCCCCACCGCGCTGATCGCCCGCTCTCGCGGCATCGACGACGTGACGACCAACATCATCCTCGACTCCATCACCGAGTCGACCGTGCCTGTCACCCTCGGCGAGCACCTCTACAACGCCGTCGGCCTCTCCGAAGGCGACCTCACTCTGAACCTGGAGGACTTCTCCAAGCAGGTTCTCAAGCCTCAGGTCGAGGCCGTCGTGGACGCCGTCGAGGAAGAGGTCGCCGACGCTCTGCGGGGCATCACCCTCGATACCTCGATCGCCTGGGACGAGGCCAACCCGGTGAAGACCTTCACCGCGATCCGCAAGCGCCTCCGCGACAACGGCGTGCCCCAGACCGGCCTCAACGTGGTTGTCGGAACCAACGTCTACGCGGCCCTCCTGGACGCCAAGGCGATCACCGACGCCTCCGAGTCCGGCTCCACCGCCGCACTCCGCGACGGCAACGTGGGCAACCTGCGAGGCTTCACCATCGTTGAGTCGACCCGCGTCGACGAGGACGAAATCATGGCCTTCCACCGCGACGCCTTCACCCTGGCCGTCCGCGCCCCGATCGTCCCGGCTGGCGCCTCCTTCGGCCAGTCCGTGAGCTCGGGCGGGTACTCCCTGCGGTACCTCCGCGACTACGACGTGACGAAGACCATGGACCGCTCCATGGTGTCCACCTTCGCGGGCGTCGCGGCCATGCCGCTCTACAAGGTCGAGCGCGACTACAACGCGAAGACCGCTTCCGTGGTCGAAGTTCCGGGCGGCGCCGCCTTCCGCATGAGCATCGGCGACACCGAACCGGCCTAATCCGGATAGAGATCCGTGGGGCGCTTCACCTGAGGCGCTCCACGGCTCTCTGAGCCCCTGAAAGGAGTTGCACCGTGCCAACACCCCTCCCTCCTCCCGTTAGCTCGCTGGAGCGGCGGCTGGGCCTCCCTGAGGGCTCACTGGACGGCGAAGACCTCGCCCGCGCGGAAGAGGCCCTCGACGACGCGACCACCCTGGCCCTCGCTGAAGTCTCCACGACGAAGGCGACGGCATGGGCCACAGACGCCCCGAAGGTAGTTGCCCTCGTGGTCCTGAAGGCCGCCCGACGCGAGTTTGAGAACCCCCGAGGCATGGAGAGCGAGTCGCTCGGCGAGCACACCGTCGGCCTGACCGACACCTCCGGCGTCTACCTCACCGCCCGCGAGATCGCCCAGATCCAGCGGGCCGCCTCAGGCCGCCGTACCGGCTTCGTCGGCACCGTCCGGACCCCGACCGCCTACGAGAAGTAGAGGAGGCCCGCATGGCAGAGAAGGCCGACGAAACCTACTTCGTCCCGGCCGCTCTCGACGGCGTCCCCGTCGACCCCGAGAGCGACCTCTTCCCCCTGATCGCTGAGGAGGATCTCCCCTAATGCTCCTCACCGCCTACCGCCGAGCGCCGTCGGTCTACCGCCTTCGGCCCGGCTCAACGACGGACTCCTACGGCGACCCCGTCGAGTCCTGGGACGAGCCCGAGCGCGTCCTCCTCCGGAACGCCACAGTACAGAGCGTCTCCGTCGTCGAGGACGAGGGCGTGGCCCGGCACATTTTCCGAGGCCAGAAGACGCTCTACGCGCCCGGCGCCGTGGATCTCACCGCCGCCGACCGGATCGAGGTCGACGGCGAGGTCTGGAAGGTCGACGGCGACCCCGTCACCCGCGCCGGACTCGCGTCCACCGTTTACACGACCGCCACGTTGGAGCGCGTCTCGATCGGCTGAAAGGAGCCCGTATGCCCCGAAATATCCGCCTTGACTCGGCGGGCATAGCCGAAGTGCTGAATAGCGCCGCCGTCTACGCCGCCACCCAAGAGCTCGCGGCCTCCGTCGCTGGCGCCGTGGACGCCTCCGTGGGCGGCGAAAAGATCGAAGTCACCCGGTCGACCCGCGTCGCCCAGGGTGGCCGCCTCCGCTCCCCGCGCCGGGCAATCGACATTCACCTCGCCCACCCGGCCGGGCTCCGCGCCGAAGCCAAGCACGGCTTCCTCGCGCGGGCCGCCGCTAGCCGTGGCCTCCAGGTCCGGAAGCGGAGGGCCTAGTGACTGACTCCACCATCCTCTTCCCGGACCCCCAAAAGGCCGTCGTAGACGTCCTCCGGCTGGTCCTCATGGGCCGCCCCGAAGCCGTCGCCCAAGGCGTCACCGTATCCGCCAAGCCGCCGACCGGCACGGCGCCCAAACTCCCTTACGTCCAAGTCCGCTCTGACGGCCGCTTCCGAGACTCCCGCCTCAACGGCCGGGCCTCCGTTCGGATCATCGTGTGGCACAAGGACGAAGGGCTCGGCGAGGAGCTCGCGGGGCTCTGTGAGGCCCTCCTACTGGCGGCCACGTCGCCGGAGATCCGGGGCTTCTCACCCCTCACCGGCCCCATGCCAACCGGCGATCCGGACACCGGGGCGCCTATGTCCTATTTCACCCTCACGGCCCGGCTCCGCCCGGTCCAAATCTAAAGACAGGAGCGAAAACGCTTATGAGCGGCGACGCTAAAAACACCTCCCTCTGG